GAAAGGTTTTACCACGAAAAGGAAGAACGCATTCCGTTTGACCTTGAGTTAATGAATACGATTACTAAAGGTGGAGTTACTAACAAAACTCTTAATATTATCCTCGCTGGAACTGGAGTTGGTAAATCATTAGCAATGTGTCATTTGGCATCTGCTGCATTATCTCAAGGAAGAAATGTTTTGTACATTACTTTAGAAATGGCAGAAGAAAGAATTGCTGAAAGAATCGATGCTAATCTTATGGATGTCCCTATTGATCAGATTGAAAGTTTACCAAAGCAACTATTTGATACAAAGGTTGGCAAGATTAAAGCCAAAACAAATGGGAAGCTAATTATTAAAGAATACCCAACATCTACAGCTCACGTTGGTCACTTTAGGTCTTTATTAAATGAACTTAAATTAAAAAAGAGCTTTGAGCCGGATATGATTTTTATTGATTATATTAATATTTGTGCATCATCTAGAATCAAAGGACTGGGTGGCTCAGTGAATACGTATTCTTTAATTAAAGCTATAGCAGAAGAACTTAGAGGATTGGCCGGAGAATTTAAGGTACCAGTGTGGTCGGCAACTCAGGTTACTCGAACTGGATTCGCAAATACTGACGTGGAATTGACAGACACTGCAGAATCGTTTGGATTGCCAGCCACAGCTGACCTTATGTTAGCTCTAATATCAACAGAGCAACTTGAAGGTATGAATCAGATAATGGTTAAACAACTGAAAAATCGATATAATGATTTGACCCAAAACAAAAGATTCGTTCTCGGAATTGATCGTCCAAAAATGAGATTATATGACGTCGACGATTCCGCTCAGACACTGACAAACGAACCGACGTCTAATCAATCATCTCAAAGTAAAGATTTCTCGGGCTTTACGGTGTAAACTAGAGCCGAGACATATTGTCTCGGTTTTTTATGCATTTTGGCTTATTTTTATCTTTACATTGTACCATTTATCGTGTAATATATTAGTATATGGTAAAAATAATACAGCTAAAAGCTAAAACAAAACTGGGTCAACAAAGAATCCATAATCACGGTGATACATTTCATGTAGAAAAGCCATCTGAAAATTCAGTTCCCAACGGGAAAATTATCAGTTCGATGAAAGTCAATTGGTCACGATGGCTAATGGATGAAGATGAACATTTCGAAGTAGTAAAACAGACAGAAGTATCTTAATGGTTTTAGAAATTAGTGGGTCGACCGAAAGAAAGCGACAACTTGTCGCTGAAGCTGCATATTTCTTCAAAGATATACTAATGCCTCGAATGAAGACTTTGCAGATTGATATTCATCTAAGTCCTCATTATGAGAGTAAAACTGCCAGTAGTGGTGATTGTATTTGGGAAGATACAAACCGTTGTTCACGAGAGTTCACGGTCAATCTTGATTCACATGATGATGACTGGATGATTCAAACTCTAGCTCACGAGATGGTTCATGTGAAACAATGGGCTCGAGGCGAGATGCAAGATATCTATGACCATGACGATGGAAGTCCGACGAAAACTCGTTGGAAAAGTCAGTTTATCAATATAAAGAGAGTCTCATATACAGATTTACCTTGGGAGAAAGAGGCTTCAAGAATAGAAAAAACATTATATAATGAGTGGTTAGAACATCTGAAAACAAAAACTATATAAATAGAGATAACGATTTTAATGGGAACTCTGAATATATGGGAATAAAACTATCATTTTTTGATATAGATGAAACTGTGTTTCATTCCTTTGCGCATGTGATTGTGCGTGATACCAGTACAGGTAAAGTCATTGAAAAACTTCCTAATGACGAATTCAATAGTCATGTATTGGGAGATGGCGAAGAGTACGATTTTTCTGAATTTCAAGATGCTAAATTTTTTAAAGCATCATCGAAGGTTATCAAAGGAACTCTAAAAGAACTCAAGAAACAATTTGCTGCTGGTGATATGATTGTCTTTCTAACAGCACGTTCTAATATGGACGACAATTCAGAGTTCAAAGATGCATTTCGTAAACAGGGGATTAAAGTAAACGATAAAAGAGTTCGTTTTGAGCTGGCAGGAAACCTTAAGTATGGACCAATACCACAAAGAAAGATGTACATTATTGAAAAGTATATAAAGAGATATAATAAAGGTAAAGGTATTGATGAAATAAGAATTTATGATGACCACAAAGAAAATGTTAGAATATTAGACCAGGTTGCTAAGAAAAACTCTGACATAAAATTTTCAAAATATTTAATTAAAGATGGCAAGATTATAAAGTTTGGTCAACTTAATAAAAAGGAAGATATGAAAAGTTTTAAAGAACACGCAATGAGCGAAGACGGGGAGCTAAAAGAACTTTTTGGTTCTATACCATTTGATGTTGATTATTTAAAATGGTCAGCTAAACATGGTGGTCAGCGGCCAAAGGGTACAGGCAATTGGAAATTTGATTTTAAAGTCCCCGTTAAGAATCGTGGATCAATGTATTTGGACGATGGAGAATTTACCTTTAAAGGTTTATTTAAAAAAGCTGTTCAGGCACTATTAAAGTATCTGAAAAACTCAGCCGGTCCACAAGGTAATCTCAAACAAGCAAAGGTAGTATTAAAACCGTGAATTCATTTGAACAATATGTAGACATTTTAGAGGCTACTAAGTCTGGTAAAAACGTACACATGACTCACATTGAGGATCGTGTAATATATGCTGGTGTAAAAGGAGCTCGAGAGGCAATCTTTGCTCTTCGCTCTTTAAGAGATATGTTAGCTGGAAGTTCTAAAACATCTACAAATGTCACTGTTAAATGGGATGGTGCTCCTGCAGTTTTTGCTGGGATTGATCCAAGTGATGGAAAATTCTTTGTTGCTAAGAAAGGAATTTTTAATAAGAACCCTAAAGTTTATAAATCAGAGTCTGATGTTAGGGCTGATACTTCTGGCGATCTTGCAGATAAACTATCAATTGCATTCAATGAATTAAAAGACCTTGGAATCAAAGGGGTAATTCAAGGTGATATAATGTTTACTAAAGGTGATGTTTCTAAAGAATCGATTGATGGAGAATCATACTTTACATTTCAGCCCAACACTATTGTTTATGCGGTTCCAGTTAAATCTGAATTGGGTAAGACTATATCAAAAGCTAACCTTGGAGTAGTCTGGCATACTACGTATTCCGGCAAAGACTTTGAATCTATGAAAGCTAGCTTTGGAGTCAATCTAAGTAGCCTAAAGCAAAAGAAATCTGTATGGTATCAAGATGCAGAGTATCGAGATATGTCTGGTACTGCAACATTCTCCGATAAAGATACGAAAGAAGTAACCGAGGCATTGTCAAGAGCAGGAAAAATATTTCAAAAGATTCAAGGAACTACATTAAGAGAGCTAGAAAAGAATACAGAATTGGCTGGTAGAATCGAAACATTTAATAATACTCTTGTTCGAAAGGGTGAAAGAATCACAAATCCTGCTAAACATGTTTCAAATATGTTAAAGTATTTTGATGATAAGTTTGCTAAAGAAAAAGATAAACGTTCAAGCGCTAAAGGAAAAGCTAATATTGATGCTAAGAAAAAAGAACTATTAAAATTCTTCTCACCATCTAATAAAAAGAATCTAATTCTAATGTTTGACTTAATGAATGCAATTGTTTCAGCTAAGTTAATTATTATAAATAAACTAGATAGAGTAAAACAAATTGACACTTTTGTCCGAACCAAAAATGGATTTAAGGTAACTGGGTCAGAAGGTTTTGTCGCTATTGATAAAAGTAAAGGTGGAGCAGTTAAATTAGTAGACAGATTAGAATTTTCAATGAATAACTTTTCAAGTGATGTAATCAAAGGCTGGGAAAAATGATATCGTTTAAAGAGATGACAGAAGAACAATTAGATGAGGTGTTGAATCGTCAACAGCGAATTAAGGTTGGACAAAGAATGCGGCGTATGGCTAAGCGCATTGCGATCAAACGAAGAATCTCTATGAAGAAAAGAGCTAGTCCTGAGAAGCTTCTAAAAAGAGCAAGAAAAGCAGCTCGAAATAAACTAGCCAAAAAATTTATTAAAGGTAAAGATATGAGTAAACTATCTTTTGCAGATAGAGAAAGACTCGAACTTAAACTTCAAAAGAAAAAAGGCGCTATTATAAAGATTGCAAAAAGACTTCTTCCAAAAATTCGCGCTGCTGAAAAACAAAGATTGGCAAATATGAGAAAGAAAACTGGTGGAGATAGCAAACTAAGAAAAGACTCATTTAATTTTCACGATTTTTGTTGTGACATGCTATATGATCATACAATCGAAGAGGCTACATATCAAGGTAAAAAGGTTGAGCTAAATAATCCTATTCGAACTTCAGAAAACAAAAATAAGAAATTTAAAGTATACGTAAAAAATAGTGAAGGCAATGTAGTAGTTGTTAGATTCGGCGACCCCAAGATGAGCATCAAAAGAGATGACCCTGAGCGTAGAAGTAATTTTAGAGCAAGACACGGATGTGATAACCCTGGACCAAAATGGAAAGCTAAGTATTGGTCTTGCTATCAATGGAGAGCGGGAGCAAAGGTAGACAACTAATGAATAGACCAGACATTAAATCCTTTAAAACTTATACTGAAGCTAAAGATGAATCAGTCGTCTTCACCTTTGGAAGATTTAACCCGCCTACGGTTGGCCACGAGAAACTTATTAAAAAAGTTATATCTGTATCAAAGGGAAATAACTATAGAATTTATGTATCACAATCCAGTGACCCAGAAAGAAACCCGCTTAAGTATAAAGAAAAAGTTCAGTTAATGAGAAAAATGTTTCCTAAGTATGGACGAAACATTATCTTTAACAAAAAAGTAATTAACGTTTTCAATATTCTCGTAGATTTATATGATCAGGGGTTTAGAGAAGTAACTATGGTTGTTGGCTCTGATAGAGTACCAGAATTCAAAAGATTAATGGGACAATATAACGGGAAAAAGGCTCGACATGGATTCTATGAATTTAGTAGTATTAATACTGTTTCTGCTGGTGATAGAGACCCAGATGCTGATGATGTATCTGGTATGTCTGCTTCGAAAATGCGAGCTGCAGCGAAAGGTGGAGACCTTGAATCATTTAGTAATGGATTACCAAAATCATTTGGAGACAAAGTAGGAGTCTTTAATCTTATTCGTAAAAGAATGGGACTAAAAGAAATGGTTAATTTTAGAAAGCACATTGACCTTGGAGAACATTCCGCATTACGAGAAAGGTATATAGCTAAAGAAATATTTAATATAGGTGATGAGGTTGTATGTCTTCGAACTGGAACACGATTTAATATAAATGAAAGAAAGTCAACATATGTTGAAGATTGTCTTAGTAACAAATATTGGATTAAAGACCTATTAGAGGTTAAACAAGATAAAGATGTAAAAGACAAAAAAGGTACTCAGCCGGCAAAGTATTTTGCAAAAGATGCTGATGGTGATGAGATGTCAAAGTCCACTAAAGATAAAAGAGACGCTCACTTTAAGAAAGGCGCTAAGAAAGATGATGACGATAAGTCAGCGTATAAACCCGCGCCAGGCGATAAAGGAGCTGACACAAAACCGTCTAAACATACAAAGAAATTTAAACAGATGTTTGGTGAATCTCAAGAATTAGGGACTGACGAAAGAAAGAAACACGCGACTGACGTGACACCTGGCCAAATAGACGAAAAGCTAATTACTTTTGCTAAGAAGGCATATCCTAAATCAGGCCATGTAGTAATACTTGCTGGAGGAGCCGGCTCTGGAAAAGGTTTTATTCTTAAAAATCTAGTTGGCCTTGAAGGTAAACAGTTTGATGTTGATGATTTAAAATCTCTTGCTCTAAGAGCTCCTAAGTTAAAAACTAAAGTTCAGAAAGAGTTAGGAATTGATTTGAGTAAGATGGATTTAACCAAAGGAAAAGATGTCTCAAAGGTTCACGAAATCGTAGCTGGAGAATTGAATCTTCCTAATAAAAGAGTAGCAGCATTTTTCTCAGACGTAATATTTAAAGACCCAAAAGATAAACCAAATGTTATATTTGATGTAACTTTAAAAGATTTATTTAAACTTGATAGTATAACCCGAATGGTTCAGAATGCTGGCTATGATAAAAAGAATACACATATCGTATGGGTGGTTAATGATATCGAAGTGGCTAAAGTTCAAAACCTTGATCCTAAGCGAGGACGAGTAGTTCCTGTTGAAATTCTTGTCAATACTCATAGAGGCGCATCGCAAACAATGTTAGATATCGTAAAAATGGGTAAAGGCCTCAAGAAGTATATGGATGGCGATATAGTATTTGCGTTCAATAAGATTAATGTTGATAGTAATATTAAAACAAGTAAAAAGGGTGGAGCCTTTGTTAAAGACGCTGATTATTTTTATGTTAAACGCTCAGGAAAACCGGCCTCATCTTTATCAGATATGGGTGATACTATATTAAACAAAATTAGAGGTTATGTACCAAACGCCAATACCTGGACACTAGAATAATATAAATAGAGATATGAATATTAACTTCGAACAATTTATTTCAGAGGATGCAGACGTATCTTTAAAAAAGAAAGCTGAGAAAACAGGCATTCCTTTTGGTATATTAAAACAAGTATTTAATCGTGGTAAAGCTGCATGGAAGACGGGACATAGACCAGGAACAACACCAGACCAATGGGGTCACGCTCGAGTTAATTCTTTTGCTACAAAAGGTAAAGGAACTTGGGGTGGAGCAGACAAAGATTTGGCCGCTAAAGCACGAGGATAATATGAAAACATTTAGTCAATTTAACGAACATGATAGAGGCGATAAAGATAAAGCTGCTATGCATAAGTTGACAGGTCAGGCAATGAAAGCTATACCGGGTTCTCCAAAACAAAAAGGTCTTATCAAACAATTAAACATTCTTCGTAAGCTAAATGGTATGAAGGCAATCTCAGAAGCTGATGGTTGTTGGGACGGATTTAAAAAGGTGGGTATGAAGAAAAAGGGAGATAAGATGGTTCCCAATTGCGTACCTGAATCAGTTACTGAAGCACGAATGAAGTATAATAAAGTTATCAAAAAACTTAAAGATGGTGAATGGGATACTTCAATGGATGTTAAAAAGAGAAATCACTTAACATATACTGATAATAAATCAGGTAAGAAAAAAGTAGTGTTTGTTGAAAATGATGATCTTGAAGAAGCGGTTAAGTATATGAATATGAACCAACTCAAAAAGGAGTTGAAGAAAGAATATGGTGCTAAGGCAAGCTCTCTTAAAATTGTAAAGATTAAAGGAGGAGTATCAATTCAAACACCAGGTGGACAAGAACTTGAAAGGTATAACAATGTACCCAAGTTAGGATTCACAGTCTCAGAAGGTAAAGGACCACCTGAATCATTCGAAGCACAATTTAAAAGAAGAGTCGTTGCTACCACATCACCTGAACATAAAGAAAAGGGATATAAGTGGCGCATTAAAGGAAAAGATCGACCAAACATTTCAATTAAACTTTATAAATCAAAACCAGATTTTGCTGAATTCAAAAAGCAACTCAAAAGAGTTGCCGGACATGAATTTGGTTGATCGTATAAATAGATAGAATATTACTTATGGGAACTATGACAAACGCAGATAGATTAGACCGAATTGAAGACAAAATTGATAAAATGTCTGAAGCAATAGTATCAATTGCTAGAGCTGAAGAAAAAATATCAGGGCTTGAATCATTAACAGTCGACCTTCATCGCAAAATATCAGATATTGAAGATAGATTGCGAAAAGTAGAAGACATCGCTGCTCTTTGTCAAAGAGAACTTAAAGTAATTAATAAGATATTTTGGATTGCACTAACCGCATTAATCACGGGTAGTGTAGCAATGATAATGTGGGGCGGAAACCTCAGCATGTTTTAAGGAGTAAAAAATTATGTTCAACAAATTAGATAAAGAAATATTAGACATCGCCGAGGCAGCTAAGAAGGTAATGGCAAAAGAAGCCGAAGTCAGACCAGGAGAGAAGTCAACTGAGAAGATGGTAAAGGATCATCCAATTACAAAAAAAGATGACCCAGAGCAAGACCCGAAGAATGCAAAAGGCGTTGAGTACAAAATCAAAGGAATGAGCGAAGGTAAGATGAAAGACCTTCATGCATTAGTTAGTAAAGGCGTTAAAGACCCTAAGAAGATTACAAAGGCACTAGGATTACCTGATACAAAGGAAGTTCATAAGGCTATTTCATCTCTTGTTGCGGGTATGAAAGAAGGGCTTGATCCAGTAAATAGAAAAGCTGTAACAAAGTCATTTAAAGACCGTAAAGATAAAGATATCGATAATGACGGTGATACTGATGATTCTGACGAGTATCTTCACAAAAGACGCAAAGCAATTTCTAAAGCTACAGGAAAGGCCAAGAAAGAAGACGACCGTTCTTTTGATAAAAAAAAAGTAGCGGAAGCTGTTAATTACGATTTTCTCGACGAAGCCTCTGAGTATATACTTGAAGAGGGTAACATCGATGACCTTAGTGATGAGCAATTAGACGAAGTTCTAAAGACCATTGCTACTAAAGTAGGTCAGGGTATTGGAACCGTGGCTAAAGTTGCAGGAAAGCTAGCCGGTAAAGGTATTAAAAAGGCAGCCGATAGATTATCTACATCTGGTCGAGCAGATGCAGCTGAGAAGAAGGCAGATAAACTTGATAAGAAAAAAGCTGATAGAGAAAGATTGGCTAAAGCTAAAGATCGAGTCCGCAAAGCAAAGGACGACCAGAAAGCTGATAAAGAAAAAGAACGCAGAGCTCGTGAATCTGAAAGATCCGCGAGAGATGATTCAAAAAATGAATCGGTTGAGCTCGAAGAAAAGAATGACGCTCTTTATCTAATCTATAAAGATAAGATCAAAGCCATGCAAGTTCGAAACTTTATTAAAAAACAATACAGGAATAAAACTGAAGTAGAAATGGCTCCAATGGATTCTAAGAACTTTGGAGTATCTGTATTTTCTGACAGAGGTCAAGCTGATAAAATCAAAAAGGTGGTTGATAAGAAATTTGGTAAATCAGATGACTTTATGCTAGAGTCTTTAGATGAAGCTTTTAAGAAATGGGAAGTAGTAGTTACTAAACCAGTCAATAACCTTAAGAAGAATCAAAAGGTTGTAGTTAATGCTCGAAATACAGTTGAGGCTATCAAAAAGGCGGCTAAAGAATTTAAGATAAACGATAAATTTATTACTGGTAAAGTTGACGTCAATTTAAAGAAATAGACCTGATGACAGGTATAAATAATTTTAATGAAACTATTTGATGAGCTTAACCGTGATAACTTTGAACTCTATGCAGCCCGACATTATGATAACCCGAGTTGTATAGAAGCTGAAGACTTTTACGAAGATATAGCAAGATTTAAATATATTATAAGACTTTTGAGGAAATATCGTGATTCAGGTATTCTTCAAGAAAGATTAATTTTGAATCATGTGATTTGTTTATATAATGTATTTGAAAATAGTGCTGCAACTAGGATGATGTTTTATCGAATAGAACCAGCTCTTTGGCCTCAAATAAAAACATTTTTAATTTATTTAAACTACATACCAGAGAATAAATATCAAGACATAGGAATTGATATTAAAATAACAAAAAGACTACAGGATTTATAATGGGATTTTTAAAAGGGCCAGATTTTTTTTATAGCTTAAGATTTTTAAGATTGCTCACTATGCCCTATGAGAAAACTGGAGCATT